TTAACTTACTGATTTTAATAATCCTCCCGTACTGCTCTCGTGGCTATGGGGCATCAATGGGGCAAAATCTGCCAGCTTCTGATTCAGCATTGCGATCTGCTCTGCGCTGCTGTCAGCCATCCATGCACCGTAAACATTGAACACCATCTGCGCGCTCGCATGTCCCATCTGACTGGCAATAAAACTCGGGTTTGCACCAGCAGATAATGACCAGCACGCATAGGTATGTCGTGACTGGTACGCCTTTCTGTGTCTGATCCCCGCGCGCTTTAGTGCCGCTTCCCATGAGTCGCCTACTGAATCGACCCGGTAGATAAATCCGACCTGCTTACTGCGTCTGACCACATGCGGGTTAAAGACGAATGTACACTCATGGTTAACCGAACGGCCGTACTCACGTAACTGCACTTCAATGTGATATTGCCTGCCCAGCCTTGTCATTTCAGCCTGATTTTTCAGGATACTGATTGCGGGCTGGATAAGATGCACCACTCGATCTGTACTTGCCTCGGTTTTCGGTAGAGTGAACTCACCAAGTTTCGTATAATTACGCCTGACGGTAATTGTTCCCGCTTTCAGGTCGATATCTTCCCAGGCCAGGGAGACCAGTTCCCCGTGACGCATTCCTGTGTACACTGCTAATGACCACAGGTTTTTCGTCTGCTGATGCCGGCATGCATCTATCAGGCGAATAAATTCATCACGAGAAAGAGGATCTGGTTCTGCCCGGGCTTTTTTCAGAGGCTTAATTCCCTCGAATGGGTTCACCTCTAAGTAACCGTGATCCGCAGCAAACTGAAACATTCCGGCCATTGTCGTCATGTAATAGTTCACAGTAACAACGCTTCGCCCTTTTGCCGGGGATTTGTTTTTCGTCGGATTCTGGTAACCAGTTAGCAAATCTTTCCTGAGATACAGCAATTCCTCTTTGGTTACTGCTGACGCCAGGCGATTACCTCCGATCCTCGGCACCATATTCCTTGCGACAGACTCATAGCGATTGAATGCGTTCGCGCAGATTTCCATCCGTTTCAGATCCAGCCATTTTTCTTCAAGTTCTTTCACTGTAATGTCTTTTTTACTTACACCAAAAGCCTTGAGGTTAGGGGAGTCAGGAAACTGGGTTGCATAATCAAAGGTTCCTGTGCGGATGGCAAAACATACTGATGTCCGCAGTTCCCCGGCTATCTTCCTGTTCTTAGCGGTGTCAGGGACACCAAGACTTTCCCTGACACGCTTACCTTTAAAATTAAACCAGATGCGTAAAGTGCCACCGTGGTTTTCGACGCCTGTTGGATATGTGGCTTTATCCATTGGTATTACCTCCAGACGCCCAAGAGCGATACGAGCTTACCTTTTTCATGGCATCAAATCACCCTGGCTGCTTGCTTTTCATTGAAGCGACCCAGGCATCTACAGCCTTTCTGTTATACATGCACTCACTGGAAGGTTTAGGATTCCCGTCAGGCGATACGTGGATATACTCTCTCCCAACCATCCAACATTCTTTTCTGGCTCGGAGGATGGTACCGGGTTTGAGCCCGGTAACCGCGATAAGAACGCTTTCACAAACCCACTCGTTGGGGGCTAACTGTAGAACATTGCTCATAGTTATCTCTCCATACAGCCCGGCTGCACCCGGGCTTACATATTTATAAATTATTGCTGGTGGGGCAGTAGACGTAGCCAAATTGCTGAAACGTATTGGCCTGGTGGCGGGCATCGGCCAGTGCGTTATGTGCAACCCCATCGAATGGCATATCTCGCTTAGGATCGAAACCCACAGCTCTGCCTAATGTGACGATGGTTCTTACGTCGTGATCGTTCCAAAATTGCCACGGGCAAACCTGGCCGGCGCGCTCATATGCGCCGCGCAATATAACGTTGTCGAAAGTAGCTCCATTGCCCCAAACTTTTAAATATTTCGGGTTATCAGAATGTCGGTTAATGAAATGGCTCAGTTCAGATAGGGCAGACGATATCGGCATCGCATCATCAACACAGATTGCTGATCGTGCTTCTGAGCTTTGTCTTAACCACCACAGAATAGTGTCACCATCCGGCACCGCTCCCTGCTCCATAGCACTTTCAAGGTTAACGGCGGTGTAAAACTCCTGACCCAGTTCACCGCTTTGCGGATCGAAGAACACGGCACCAATGGAGACGATAGGGGCATTTGGTTTTTTGCCCATGGATTCGAGGTCGATCATTAAATTGTTCACGTTAAATATTCTCCTGTTTTGGTGCTGCTTTAATCATTGCTGCCCAGCACAACTCAGCCCGGCGCGCTGCCTGTCGGCATCCACTCAATGCTTCGTATTCCCCCCACTCTTTTTCATCGCTGAAGTGCGGATCTGGAACCGATTCGAAGCCGTTAATAATCATGTCCTCGGTCGGAACAATCGGCACAATCACGTAGCCTGGAGGCGCAAGGTAGCGAACCTCGACAGAGCGATCAGGTTCAGATGCTAGGTCAATGCCGATTATCGGAGAGTTGCCAGCCTGAGCAGTAGGCGTGTTCATGTGGTTATTCCATGAGCCAACTTCGTCCAGTTGTTCGGGATTACCGAACGACTGAAGCATGGCGGCGCGGCAGGCATCATACGATTCACGCATCGCGTCTTTGACCCAACCAAGTGGCTTATTACCGCGAATTGCCAGCCATTCATCGAACGTTGGCACTACCGGCGCTGGAGGGGCGGCATAGAGTGGGGTCACCTTTACGCTATCCCAGGATAAATCCCTTGCTCGCTCCTCGTCATTGGTAACATGCCATTGATTTAGGTGGAACCATCGCCACGCCACAGGCTCAGCACCAAACGCCGAAATAGCCCCGTCAATCACCTTCAATACATCAGCGAGAATGTAAGCTCTGTTCCCGCCGTTTGAGTACTGGGTATCATGCTGCAGGTGCTCGCGTATCTGGTGCAGGCGATCGACAGATACAGGACCGTGCGCCGGGTGGTTAGTTGTCATTGGTTAGTCCTCCTTAATCCCATTGCAAAACTGATGCGAAATATGCACCGCGACACGGAGAGTCACGAGGATGATGCCAGCCTGAATAGCCATCCTGACCACCTATTGGGCTAACTTTGTACCAGCACTGGTAATAGCGGGCGCTACTTGCAAAATCCTCCGCTCCATCAGAGTCGATTACATCTTGTGATACCGAAGCCTGAATTATTTCCGCTTCTGTATAATCGCCGCGCATAACGATGAATCGCGCATCTTCCGAGCAAAGATAATCACATGAGCCGTCATATTTACCTTTGGTGGTAGGTTTGATTAATTTATCCATCTCACTCCCCCTTCACGCCAATGCCAGCGAGCCAGTTACGAACGCTGATAAACTCAGCATTCCTAAATCCGCTTTTGACGTAGATGAATGGCAGTCGTAGGTTGTGGCCATTACATGCTAGGTAGTCTTTGCATCCCTGTTCGGTGAAACAGCAGGTAACGAAATCATCAATTTCTTTCACGGCAACTCTGCGCCATTTTTCAGGTGGTTCACGGAAGTTTTCATGGAGCAATTCAAGGCGCATTCGTTGGCGCTCATTAGCTTCGTTACCATCTTCATCAATCCAAACGATGCGGTCATAGTCGTAATCAGCATCAACAACGATTTCGCGCTTTTGGTAAACGCAAAACATCGGGTCAGATGTAATACGGTTATCCTGCGATAAAATGTTTTTGCCGATGACACTGAACGATTCTGGCGCGGATTTTGCCTCCAGTTCTGTGATAAGTGCCATGGCTTCACTTTCCTTCAAAATTACGGAGTCATAGCTTTCAATCTGCTTTTTGATTTTGGCAATTAGCACTTCAAGTGATTTGCTCATTGTGCAGTTCCCTGTCTTGCTCTATTCAACAGCTGGTTAAACATTATGGTTAGGCTGTTACTGCACCCAAACGGCATATCGTTAACACGGTATGTTGGAATGCCCTTGCGAACACCAGACTTCACGATCCGGCCGGTGCCATAGAGTTGCGATAATGCGCCAGCGACCGCGGGTGTCTTTTTGTTCATACCTTTGGCGATTTCACCGCTGGTGGCGTTGGGGTGAGCCTGGAGATATTCAAATACGGTCATGGCGTTTTACCTTTACGTTCCTGTTCCAGTTGCACCAGAGACTCTTTTAATGCTGCGAATGTAGCGTCCAGTCTGGTGGCGACTTCGCGCATAAGCGGTGCATGCTTTGGTGGCAGTTCAGCAACGGAGGCAAAAGCCTCCGCAACGAGTTCTTTTACCTTCATGCGGCGCATTGGCGCAGCTCCACCAGTTCGTTAAAGCGATTCATGAACAGGCCATAGGCTTGACCAGGACGGAGTGGGATAACCTGAACGAGATCAGAGCAGGGAATACTTTCGAGAATTTCCCACTTCGAACCGTCATCGATTTCCAGATCACGGCGCTCAGTAGCTAACATGGTTAGATCGGCATATTTCACGACAGCAGCTTGTTCGAGAGAGATACCGAATTTAAAGCGGATAAGACCATCAACATAAGTTTCCATGCGTTGGTAGTCAGGTAACAGGGCTTTGAGCGGGGCAGGAATATCCTGGCAATATGCCTCCGCAGCGTCGTGCATCAGCGCTTCAAAGGCGAACTCTGGCGGTACAATCTGGCTTACAAGCACAGAGTGCTGGGCCACGCTGTAGAACTCTGGAAGATGCCCAGCGAATCGACAGATGTTGGAAAGAGCAGTCGCGATATCCTCAACATCGATATCGTCGATTGTGGCGGTCAGGTAGTTAAATTTTTTACCGGATAATGTCTGAATGTAGCTCATGTCTTTCTCCATATTGGCGCGCTGCACCGCGCAGATTTTGGTTGCACGAATCCCTCGCCGGGTGGCGATAATTAATGGAATTACGCTTCAATAAATCCCCGCGGCGCCGGGGATTTAATGCAGAGCAATTAGGCTTTAAAGTTACCGATGAAAGTTTCCACTGATTCACCTTCGAACTTGCTGATCAGCAAATCGCGGAATTCGTTGGCGATCTCTTCTTCCTGGGCTTCAAGTTGGATGATGCGCAGAACAAAGCAGGGTTCATCGCTGGTCAGCAGGCTGTTACGCAAGCTAAAGCGGCGTTCGCCCAGACCTTCATACGGCACACATTTGAACTCGAACGCCACAGGCATTACGTCTTTGCTGCTTGCTTCAACGCTTTGCATCAGCGATTTTTTTCCAGCGAAATCACCAGTTTCATGGTCCTGCTGTGTTGCTTGCTGAATAGTGATACGACGCACAGCCTGAGCGGCCTGGGAAATCTGCATCGTATTGCCATCAGCATCAAACGCCAGCAGGTAATCGCTCCAGTCTTCCAGCCATTCAGCGATTTGTTTTTGCTTCAGACGCTGGCCATCGATCTGCAGTAACGCGCGGAACGGGGCGGTTTTCTTCAGGGTGATGGAAGCAACGTTATCGGCGTGGCCGGGATTATCCAGGGTGCCGATGTTGAACACTGAACGGGCGGTCATGTTATCAGCGTCAATGAAGCAACGAGCTGGCTCATTTTCGCTGGCATAGCCTTTAGAATAACGTGCGAAGTCGTCAATACTGGTTGTGGTCATTGCGCCGCGAAAGCGGAAACGTTCCAGAGAAAAGCGCTCGAGGCTTTCAACGCCAGTCCCCTCTGGAAGTAATGCGGTCGGGCAAGCCAGGCCATGAATATCATTCAGGTGATAACCGGAAAGAACCAGGTCTTTGACCTGCTTGAAGGTGCCGCTGTCTAACTGAGACATAAAAATTCCTTAAAGATAGATGTAGAAAAACTGAAACTATGGGCTATCAATCGCGGCTTATTTCGCCGCGCGTAACTTTCCGTCCAGATCCCCGCCGAGGGTAAACAAGTTGCCTTGGTCTTCCTGCAGGATGGTGAGCTTCCCGCCTTTGTTAACCCACATAGGGGTTTCGGTTGTGTCCTCTTCGGAGGCTTTACCACGCGGTGTCGGGGTGCTGTAGTTCAGCTTGTGCTTGATCTTCACGCGCTTCTCTTCAACGGAATTACCCATACGCTCAAAATCAAATGTGAGGACTACTTTGCCTTTGTTGCCGTTGTTCAGAACGCCAAGCGCGGTGGTATTAAGTGCTGCCGCGATTTTGTTCATGAAAACGCCGGCATCCAGTTCGCCAAGAAAATCTGGCACTACGGTCATGCGGTCATTACTCATGGTTTTACCCTCGTTAAGGCGGCTGCAATCGCCGAACTTTCTCCATACACAACAGAGAAGGGCACCTGCATTGGTCGGCGGCTTGCAGAGACCGCTTTCTTTTTGCCCGGGTGGATTGGGTTATGAGCCCGTCGCCCGGTGATGCCCTTTTCTGTTGTGCCCTGAAAAAGGCTGGCGGTTACCGGGCAAGTGGGAAAACACCGGGCCGCCAGAACAGGGAGTTACTTGTTATTGCTTTGGCCTGCTTTTAACCACATCAGGCGCGGTGGTAGGTATCTTCGGGCGGGGTGCTAAGGGGGTGATTGGCCCTGTTCCCTAACACTCCTACTGGTTTTCGGTATTCCTGGCTTGGGTATCGCCACCAGCTATAGGAATTTGACTACGAGTTGCGGTTAATCAGGCCACGCCTCTGTTACCCCTCCAGAAGACACCTGTCAGCGAATCATCCGGTTATTCATACGCCACCGGCGGCTACTTCGTGGGCGTCCTGCCTGTTCGCTATGGAGTAGACAATAAAATTAAGTTGCGAATAACGCAAGTAAATATTTGCGAATTGCGCAATTCTAGGTGCATAAAAAAACCGCCCTAAAGGCGGTTTCAACATTGATATGTAGCGTCAGGCGTGGCGTTTGAATGATTGAGATTGGCTTATCATTACTTTCCCAAAAATGTAAAAACGGTGTTCGTTGGTCTTGTCCACGGACCATTCTCTATATTTTGGGTTATCCGATATCACAAGCAACTTATCAGGTATCATCTGTAATCGTTTGACGTAAATTTTATCATCAAAACCAAATACATAGATTCCATCACCATCGAACTCATGAATAGAGATATCAACGAAGAGCAGATCACCAGGCTCGATTGTCTCAGCCATACTGTCGCCTCGAACGTTGATTACCTTTACTTGATCTGCCGTTCTTCCGCCGAACATCGCTAGCGCACGTTCATTGTTGTATTCGATTGACCTGATGACATCAATGATGTCGCTGCCTTGAATAAAGCCGCCACCAGCACTGGCACTTACATCAAGAATCTCCACTCTAAACACAGATCCATCTCCAGAATGTGGGTCATTACCACTGTATTCACATACAGTAGTTTTATTTCCGCCTGGAGTAAATAGATCAGCAACGCTAACGCCTAAAGCTTGAGCATATTTGCTAAGTGATTGTTCAGTAAATGACTTCTGCTTGCCAGTTTCTACACGCGAGATGTTAGCTCCGTCGACACCAACGGCTTCAGCAAGATCAGCGATTTTTAGACCCTTCGCAGTGCGAAGTTCTCTTATGCGATTTCCTATGTTCATGCGTCTATTACATGTTTTTTTTGCGTGATGTGCAAAGCAACTTGCGCAAGTCGTATGTTCCAATTAATATGCGTTTTACGCAATTAAAGGAGGGTATATGCAATCACCGTTACGAATCTTGCGTAAAACGCAAGGTATGACTCTTTCCTATGTAGCAAAAGGGGTTGATATCGACCCGGGAAATCTAAGTCGGATAGAGCGAGGGCAGCAAATTGCTTCACTGGATATTGCTGAACGTCTTGTCAGTTTCTTCTCTGGAAAAATCAATGAGCTAGAAATCCTTTATCCACATCGCTATTCGAACTGTACAGGCGCGAGTACAGACATAAAACCACAGAACGAAGGGGTAAGCCGTGGGTAACGAGCCTATTTGGAAAGTCGAACGTCAGCCTGCCTGGCTGGTGGCTGCGATAAAAAAGACGATTACCGACCTGCCTGGTGGCTACGCTGAAGCGGCGGAATGGTTGGGGGTAACAGAAAACGCATTGTTTAACCGCCTTCGTGTCGACGGGGATCAGATCTTCCCTATGGGATGGGCGATGGTTTTACAGAAAGCCGCCGGCGTTAGCTATATAGCTGATGCGTTTTCTCTTCAAACAGACAACGGGATCCATATCCCGGGGGTGGCACCAGAAACAGAGAACGAAGAGATTGGCTTAAAGCTGGCTGAGCTGGTGGGCAGGCTTGGTGACCTGGTTAACGCATATCGTCGATACATCGATGATGGTGTGGTTGATAAAGGGGAGTGGGACAGTCTGAACGAAATCGCCTATCAGTTCCGGGTAACGCTTATGACGTTTCTGAACCTGATTTCTCGAGTTTATTGCCTTCCAGAAAAGAGTGACGCCCGCGAGTGTGCAGCTCCGGGCGCCTTGGCGAACAACTCTTCGAGTATGGAGAAATAATCCGCATGAGCAGTGTAACGGCTTTTAACCGTCTACCGCAACTCAGGATGATCCCGGTTTCGGGTACTCCGTTGTTTCGGTATGAACGCAGATTATCAAACCGCTGGGTTCCGTGTAACCACAGTAGGGCGGTTTCAATTGTGGGGGTCTACAACCGGAGGGCGAAACGCCTGTGCGCGAACTTAACCGAAGGTTCAAAGATCACCGCGGAGTGCCAGTCCGTGTTATCCGCTGGGAGCCAGAAACACAGCGCGTTATCTATCTGCGTGATGGCTACCCGCACGAATGCTTTAGCCCACTTGAGCATTTCAGGCAAAAGTTCAGGGAGATAACGGACGATCATGAGCACTAAATTAACCGGCTACGTATGGGATGGTTGCGCGGCGTCGGGCATGAAATTGTCTAGTGTCGCGATCATGGCACGCCTCGCTGATTTCAGCAGCGATGAGGGCGTGTGCTGGCCGTCCATTGAAACTATTGCTCGCCAGCTTGGCGCAGGGCCGAGCACGATCAGAACGGCAATCGCAAAGCTTGAAAAAGATGGCTGGCTCACGCGTACACAGCGCCGTAATGGTAACCGTAATGCTTCGAACGTGTACCGCCTGAATGTGGCGAAACTTCAGGCTGCCGCATTTTCTCAACTGTCAGATTCTGACACGTCAAAATCTGACGCATCAAAATTTGACACCTCAAAAACTGACCCGTCGAAATCTGGCAAAAACAGCGGTTTTGACCCGTCAGAATCTGGCGGGGATCCGTCAGTAAAATCAACACAAGATCCACAAGTAACTTCAAAACCCTCTTGTCCGGTTGCGGCGCAACCAGACCCTGAAGTTGTGATTACCGACCAGGCAATTTTGGTTCTGACCCATTTGAACCAGATCAGCGGATCCCGGTATCAGAAATCCAAAACATCCCTGGAGAATATCCGCGCCCGACTGCGTGAGGGATACAGCGTTGCAGACCTGCAACTGGTTATCGACCTGAAGCATGAGCACTGGCACGAGAACGACGAGCAGTACCAGTACATGCGGCCGGAAACGCTGTTTGGCCCGAAGAAATTCGAGAGCTATCTGCAAAGCGCTACCCGCTGGGAGCAGAAGGGACGGCCTAAACGCGCTGACTGGGGTGCGAAAAAGCGCGATGTGATGGCTTTTGGTCCGGTTGATACAACGATTCCAGAGGGGTTCAGAGGATGACGTTAAACAAATATTGCCAGGCGCTAGTGGCACTACGTAGCCAACCAGCCCACGAATTGAAAGAAGTTGGCGATCAGTGGCGAACACCGGATCTGCTTTTTTGGGGGATCAACGCGCTATTTGGTCCATTAGTTCTGGACTTGTTTGCTGACGACGACAACGCGAAATGCCCGGCATGGTACACCGCCGAAGATAACGCGCTGACGCAGGACTGGTCTGAACGTCTGGCAGAACTGGGTGGCGCTGGCTATGGCAACCCACCGTATAGCCGTTCGCAGTACCACGAGAAACAGGCGATCACTGGTATGACGCACATCATGAAGTACGCAGCAGCCCAGCGCGAGAAGGGCGGTCGCTATGTATTCCTTATAAAAGCCGCACCTAGTGAAACGTGGTGGCCGGAAGATGCCGATCACATTGTATTCATTCGCGGGCGCATTGGGTTCGATCTGCCTGTGTGGTTTGTACCGGCTGACGAAAAACAGAAGCCCACCAGCGCGTTTTTTGCCGGTGCCATAGCTGTATTCGATAAGTCATGGCGTGGTGAGCGGTTCAGCTATATCAACCGTACAGAACTGGAGGCAAAAGGGCGGGCGTTTATGACTTTGGCGCAATTTGCTGCCAGCAAGTTTCAACCTGCAACTGCCACACCATCTGTAGCTGACAAGCCAGAAGCAGAGTTGCCACTTACCCAGAAAGATATTTTTGATATCAGCGGTGTCGAGGCGTGGGCATGCGTTAGAGCTGCGTTCGGCGATAAAGAAGAATACACATTTAGTGAATCGAAGTTTGGGCATACCTGGGCGGCGGATTCTGTCGAAGCACCGGAATTCACTCAGGTATCACCATTAACGATCGACAAAGCGAAGCTGCTTATTCGTGAGAGTATTTTGTTCGGTGTGGATGAGTGGCTGTTGTCGATTGAATTCGATGACGCTGCTGCGCGCCTGGATATGTCGGAACGTATTCGTACTGTTGCCCTTGAAGCATCTGGTGAATATGGCATGAACAGTACTGATTTCATTGCAGCTATGGGAAGCCTGGATGTTTCCAGTTGGTCCAATATTCGCCAGATCCGCATGCACATCCGTGAGAAAGCTAAACCAGTATCGGATCCGCTTCCCGAGTCGCGTATCTGGCCGCTGGAGGTTGGAATTGTATTCGACCAGGTAGACGGCGCTGACATGCTGGATGAATCACAGCAGAACAAGCTGAAAGCCAACATCAATCAACTCTGGCTGGAACGAACGTCCACCAGCGAAATCATTACTGCTGCTTCTGAACTTGTTCGCAATATGCGGGGAGAGGCTGCGTGAAACTGGTCCTGCCTTTTCCTCCGAGCGTGAACACTTACTGGCGCGCCCCTAACAAGGGGCCGCTGGCCGGTCGTCACCTCATTAGCGCTGATGGCCGTAAATACCAGAGCGCTGCCTGCGTGGCGATCATTGAGCAATTACGACGTCTCCCGAAGCCATCGACTGAACTGGCAGCGGTAGAAATCACTCTGTACCCGCCGGATGCGCGCCGCCGGGATATCGATAATTACAACAAAGCCCTGTTTGACGCGCTGACGCATGCGGGTGTCTGGGAAGATGACAGCCAGATTAAGCGCATGCTGGTGGAATGGGGACCCGTTGTGCCGAAAGGTCGGGTAGAGATAACGATCAGCAGATATGAACCGGCGGGTGCAGCCGCCTGATATGGAGAAAAGTATGAGCCAGTTAATCGTGAATGGTGTAGTAACAATGTCCAGCCGTGATATTGCGGATCTGGTTCAGAGTAAACACAGTGACGTGAAACGCTCGGCTGAGCGTCTTGTTGCTGCGGGAATTTTAACCGCGCCGTTGGCGCAGTTCGATTTTGAGCATAACGGTAATGTGTACCAGGAGTATCGTTTTAACAAACGCGACTCTTTAGTGATTGTTGCCAGATTGTCACCTCAATTTACCGCCGCGGTCGTCGATCGCTGGCAGGAACTGGAAGAAGGGCAGAGTGTCAGTGTTCCACGCTCATTGCCGGAAGCGCTTCGACTGGCTGCTGATTTAGCCGAGCAGAAAGAGCAACTGACCATCCAACTGGCAGCCGCGGCGCCAAAAGTGGAGTTTGTTGATCGTTATTGCTCTGCAAAAGGCTCCATGTCATTCCGGCAGGTAGCCAAATTGCTTAACGCAAAAGAAACTGAGTTTCGTCTATTCCTTATTGAACGCAATATTCTGTATCGCCTCGGCGGCACACTTACCCCCATGGCGCAGCACATTTCCGCGGGAAGATTTGAAGTTAAGACGGGAACATCGAGCACATCCAATCACGCATTCAGCCAGACGCGCTTCACTGCCAAGGGAGTACGCTGGATTGGTGGTTTGTGGGCTGAACATATTGCAGGGGGGCAGGCGGCGTGAGGGCTTTGTTAACTCCTGAAGTCGCCCATCGCATGGGGATTGTGTTGTTTCGTCCCGGCGCGGAACTGATGCACCTCTTTATGCGCGGTCGCGTTCTGCTCGAGCCTGAACCAGAAGAAATGGCGTCATTCAGTACAGGAGCTGTTCCCACCGCCATTCAGCCGCTGGCTGATGATCCGGTAATGCGTCAGGTCTTCGAGAATGAGAGGGTTATTCAGCGTGCCGGTGGGCTTCCTTCCCTTGAGCAATGGTTGAGTAATCGGTTTGAATGCCAGTGGCCACATTCAACGTGGCACGACAAGAACTTCACAACAATGCGGCACCCACCAGGAAGTATTCGCCTGTGCTGGCATTGCGATCACACTTTGTCGGGGCAGCATACCGAACAGCTTGCAGGTATAGCGGCAGGAAACCTGGTATCCTGGATTCTGGAAGTCATTCGGCGTGATTCTGGTTTTCCCGAGTCGCATATCCTGACGCTTCCGGAACTGTGCTGGTGGATGGTCAGAAACGACCTGGCTGATGTTATTCCGGAAAGCGTTGCGCACAAAGGGCTGCGCCTTCCGGATGAGAAGATCCGTTCTGTCATGAGGGAATGCGACATAGTGCCTTCCTCGTCAGCAACCAGACTCGTGCAGGAGAAGGCGAAGAAGATCCTCACGCTCTCTGTTGATCCGGAGTCGCCAGAGTCTTTTATGCTCAGACCAAAACGTCGCCGCTGGATAAATGAGACGTACACCCGCTGGGTTAAAACACAACCCTGTGAGTGTTGCCGACGGCCAGCAGATGATCCGCACCATATCGTAGGGCACGGTATGGGGGGGACAGCAACAAAAGCCCATGACCTCTTCGTGATCCCTCTGTGCAGAGAGTGCCACGACGAGTTACACGCCGATGTACCGGCATTCGAGCAGAAGCATGGTACGCAGCTTGAACTGCTACTGCGTTTTATTGATCGGGCGCTGGCGATCGGCGTAATTGCGACAGCTTAAGAAGTATGGAGACCGTATGAATCTGGACAATGTTTTAAAGTTTTTTGCGCCTAAAGGCATGCACATCTCAGATACCAGCAGAGCGACAGCAAGTGAGCAACTTACTGTGACTGATGTAATGGCGGCACTGGGGATGACTCAGGCTGATGCGGGCATCGGGCTGGCAATGTTTCTGGGTAAAGCTGGTATCAGTAGCCAGGACAGGGAGGCGTCAATAGCTTGGCTAACAGAGTACGCGAAAGAGTATGCGCCCATGGCGATTCGCAAAGCATCAGGGAAAAAGTTTCCCCTCTGCATGCGTATCCTTGCCCGGTTTGCCTATAACGATTATTCCTCATCAGCCGCTGATAGCGTGGCATGCCCAAAATGTAGTGGTAAAGGGTTGCTTACAACCACTAAAACCATGACTAAAAGCCATTACACAATGCGATTGCCACAATGGGCAAAAGACCTGAGACAGTCACCATCTGACTTTGAGGTTAAGCGCGATGTAACTGACACTGATCATACGTTATGTTCCCGCTGCCATGGCACCGGAAAGTTAAGTAAGCGATGCCAGTGCGGCGGCACAGGTAAGACTATTGACCGTAAAGCGACAGAACTGCAGGGCGTACCGGTTTACAAAGAATGTAAGCGCTGTGAAGGTCGGGGATACAGCAGGCCAAAATCATCGGTTGCCTATCGCGGTGTTTTTTCCGAGTTGCCCAGTCTGCCAGACCGGACGTGGCGTTATAGCTGGAAACCATTCTATGAAAGCTTGGTGACCAAATGTTTCCAGGAGGAGAGTTATTCAAGTTCTCAACTGAACCGGGTGACTAAAAGTGAAGATGTGATAAATATCGCGTAATTTAGCGTCACGATGTTTGCAATGTTGCCGTTTTTGTGTATATTTGACATTAACGATGGGCATTGTATGTTCAGAGTTAAGAAGCCCGCCACCGAGCGGGTTTTTTTGGTGCTAGGCCATTCAATCTACGTCAAAATCAATGTGTTACAATAGCCGCAAGCAAAACGACAACACAAAGGCGGCATAATGAAATTAACATCTGTTCATATCGAAATTCTGCGTCGCGCAAGCGCTCTTGGACCACATGAAGTAATTCAATCTTTAAATCTGCCTCACATACCAGCGGAAGCGGTAAATTTTGCTATTTCTGATCTCGCTGAGTTGGGACTGGTAAATGCTGTGCAGAGTACGTCTGAACGTGACGACAGCTGGATAGTGAATAGAATCACGTCAAAGGGTCATCGCTATTTAAATGAACTAGAGGCTTAATTCACTCTCTAGTAAAACGCGGGACATAATCTATAGGCTGCCATTTGGCGGCCTTTTCTATTTCAGGCTCTGGGAATCACCATTACTTTCACCTTTGCATAAGAGCCCAGAAGCCTGATCCTCCTTTCATCACACAGCGCCATCCGAAGAATCGGAGGTGAGAGACCATGAAAATGCACAACGACCCTCACTCCTGGACGGAGTTAATTGAGTTACTTCATAGCTGGTGGCGCGGTGATACGCCAATTGGCGCAGTTCTTTTATCGGTAGCGATGGCTGTACTGCGGATTGCATATGGTGGCGGCGGCTGGAAAAAGATGGTGCTGGAAGGGTTGATGTGTGGCGCCATGACACTGACGGCTGTTTCCGCACTCGAGTATTTCAGTCTTCCGCAGTCACTTTCCATTGCTATCGGTGGCGCGCTGGGGTTCGTTGGCGTTGAGCAGGTGCGCTCGGTGGCCACACGCGTTTTCAATGTTCGCTTTGGTGGCGACGCCAAGTAAAGGATCCCCATGAACCAACAACAATTTCAGCAGGCGGCTGGTATCAGCGCCGGGCTTTCTGCACGCTGGTTTCCGCACATTGATGCGGCAATGAAAGAGTTTGGAATCACAGCAGTAAACGATCTGGCTATGTTCATTGCACAAATTGGGCATGAATCTGCTGGTTTTACCTCGCTGGTCGAGAGCTTCAACTACTCGGTAGACGGGCTAAAGAAAACCTTTGGTAAACGCCTGACACCGTATCAGTGTGAAATGCTGGGGCGAGTAGATGGTAAGCAAGTGGCCCACCAGCCGCAAATAGCCAATCTGGTTTATGGTGACCGCATGGGAAATAACAGCCCGGGTGATGGCTGGAAATATCGCGGTCGTGGCCTGCTTCAAATCACCGGCCGCGAGAACTACACCAAATGCGGTTTGGCGCTGAAGCTTGACCTTGTCAGTACGCCAGAACTTCTGACGCAAGAGCGACATGCGGCTCGTTCGGCGGCATGGTACTTCACCTTACGTGGTTGCCTTATGTATTCAGGTGATGTTGTTCGTGTCACGCAGATCATCAACGGTGGCCAGAACGGGTTGGCTGACAGAAATAGTCGTTATAACAAAGCGCGGGCGGCGTTGCTGGTATGACAGCGGTCTTTGCTTTTGTTAAGGCGCGGTGGAAAACAATCATTGTTTTGCTGATGTTAGCTGGCGCGTTTCTTGCCGGGAATGTCTGGAGTGAGCGGGGCTGGCAAAAGAAGTGGGCTGACCGCAATAGCGTGGAATCTTCACAGGAAGCGAACGCCCAGACCGCCGCCCGCATGATTGAACAAGGGCGAATTATTGCCCGTGATGAGGCTGTTAAAGATGCACAAGCACAAGCCGCTAAGTCTGCTGCCACTGTTGCTGGCCTGTCTGCCACTGTTAGCCAGCTGCGCACCGAAGCGACAAAACTTGCCACCCGCCTGGACGCCGCAAAGCACACCGCAGATCTTGCCACTGCCGTCAGAGGCAAAACAGCCGGAGCCGACGCCGCAGTGCTCGCCGACATGCTCGGGCGCTTTGCAGAAGAAGCTCGATATTATGCTGAGCGATCTGACGAAAGCTACCGGGCTGGAATAACGTGTGAGCGAGTTTACGACTCGGTGAGAGAGTCAAATAACAGAGTGACTGAACAAATAAAAAAGTAGTACGAATAGGGCGTAGCAACCGAAATGTGATAATAGTAGGGTTATAACTTGCTCCTGATTTCCCATGAAGAGAGCCAGCTTTGCTTCTGGTGAGGGGCAAGCTAATCTGCAGAACGTACGCTTGATAGAAAAAAATTGTATGCATCACATAAAGAATGATTATTCTCTGTGGGGAACGCTTACCACTGTTAGAGAGTGGTAAGCGTCCTGTAGAATAAATAGGTGTTATTCTTGAATTTATTTGAATGTTAATGACATTTATTATAAATAAGGCTAATTTTTTGTGAATAGCTGAATTAAAAGAGATGTAATTGTTGCCAATTCTGAACCTTTTGTGATCCAGCGACAGAATCCTATTCCTTTTAATGCGGACATTATTTTTATAAGTGGTTTGTTTGTATTTTCAACTATAACCTTTTGTGCCTTGTCTAGTTCTTCTTGTGGTATATTTTCTTTCAACCCAGCATTAACTAAGTCTTGCATTGTTATAGCAACATGAACTCCATCTCTTGTATTACCGAAACATTCAATATGTTGAATGCTAACATTAGTATCAGGGTTTGCGACATGAATTCCATCACGATGATTATCGGTGATTTTTGTGCCTATAACCTCTATATCAAATCCATCTCCAACATAGATGCCATCACCACCATTACCACTAATATTTCCACCAATGATTTTAATTGCCATATACATTCCTTATCAACAGGGCTTAACTACGATGGATGAGATTGAGTACTCAACGTGTGATGAAAGTTAGGATTTAATCATCCGTTCCGAGTCAAGAACTTACAGTTTCATCTGAGCATCCAATGTGCCTCATTGCTGACAATTTTACAATGTAGCAAAGAGCACTCGAAGTATGTCGCCTTAGTGACAGATGCTTGTCTAGAACAAGTAAATTGCCACAAACAAGCATGTAAAGGCGGAGTTGATGACGGTAGTATTATCCCCGAATACAGCGGGTTTATTGCATACTTTGAATCAGAAGAACATGGTGTACTACAGCTCGACTGAGCAGGCGTTACAGCAGGCATTCACTGAGTGCCTGCGATAATGCTTTACTAAATTATTCCTGGATTTATGCTGACAGCACTTTGATAAAAGGAGTTTTAGTAATGAAATTTCTCTGGGTTGTATGCATTATTTGTGGGGTTATTGGGTTTGTGCAGGGAATTATCGGGGTGTTCGGTGCTGTTAGTGCGCCTCAGCAGGCAGCTGGTGCAGCAATGGGCGTTGCGTGGGCGGTAATTCCATATTGCATCTGTCGTGCTATCCAGCAGATGAGACCACAAGAGGTGGTAATCAAAAAAGACGAATGATACTCAGCTATCACATCGAATAAGCCTCGCAAAAGCGGGGCTTTTTAATGGTTGTCACTTGTCATTGAAAAATGGTAATCATTTTCATTTGCGGGTCCTTTCCTGTGATCCGGGCTGTTACGGGGCGGCAGCGGCGCAGATTCTCGCTATTTATGAAAATTTTCAGGCATTTGCCGTTTCCGTTCTTCTTCTCGCTAATTCATTGTTTTAACTGTAAACCCACCCTGAAAAGAAAGGAAACGATATGCCTTAAAAACGGTTAAATAGCCAGAAGGTGTTTCCTTTCTCTGTTTTTGTGCATGGAGTGGGCTATGGAGGTCAACAAAAAGCGGCTTTCTGAAATATTTGGTGTCAGCGTGCGAACCATCCAGAACTGGCAGGATCAGGGAATGCCTGTAGCACGTGGCGGCGGAAAAGGTAATGAGGTCCTCTATGAATCTTCCGCGGCTATTGAATGGTATTCCGCACGCGACGCAGCGATTGAGAATGAGAAATTACGCAAGGAGGTGGAAGACCTTCGTCTTGCATCGGAATCCGACCTCCAGCCTGGAACGATTGACTATGAGCGTCATCGCCTCACCCGGGCACAGGCTGACGCCCAGGAACTAAAAAATGCAAAAGATTCCGCTGAGGTGGTGGAAACCGCATTCTGCACGTTCGTGCTGTCGCGGATGGCCGGAGAAGTAGCCAGCATTCTTGATGGAGTTCCTCTGTCGGTTCAGCGGCGCTTTCCGGAGCTGGAAAACCGACATATTGATTTCCTGAAGAAGGACATCATTAAGGCCATGAACAAAGCAGCTGCGCTGGATGAAATAATACCGGGGTTGCTGAGTGAATATATCGAACAGTCAGGTTAAGGGGCTGCAGCACTCTGCGCGCGCAGGGCTACTTTCGCTGTACCGGCCTGAGCCGCAAACGGCGGTTGAATGGGCAGACGATAATTACTATCTCCCCAAAGAGTCGGCTTATCAGGAAGGGCGCTGGGAAACGTTGCCGTTTCAGCGCGCGATCATGAATGCGATGGGTAACGACTACATTCGTGAAGTTAACGTTGTTAAGTCTGCCCGTGTTGGCTATTCAAAAATGTTGCTGGGTGTTTATGCGTATTTTATACAGCACAAGCAGCGAAATTCCCTTATCTGGCTGCCCACTGATGGTGACGCCGAAAACTTCATGAAGTCGCATGTTGAGCCGACGATTCGCGATATTCCGTCACTTCTGGCGCTGGCCCCCTGGTATGGCAAAAAGCACCGGGACAATACGCTCAGTATGAAACGCTTCTCCAACGGTCGCGGGTTCTGGTGTCTGGGTGGTAAGGCGGCGAAAAACTATCGTGAAAAGTCAGTGGATGTTGCCGGCTATGACGAACTTGCTGCTTTTGATGAGGACATTGAGAAAGAGGGTTCCCCGACGTTTCTGGGTGACAAACGTATTGAGGGCTCTGTCTGGCCTAAATCTATTCGTGGTTCAACGCCAAAAACAAAGGGGACCTGCCAGATTGAGCGTGCTGCCAGCGAATCCGGGCATTTCATGCGTTTTCATGTTGCCTGTCCGCACTGTGGTGAAGAGCAGTACCTTAAGTTCGGCGACAAAGAGACCCCGTTCGGGTTCAAATGGACACCGGGCGAACCCTCCAGCGTCTTTTACCTGTGTGAACATAATGCCTGCGTCATTAAGCAGCAGGAGCTGGATTTCACTGAAGCTCGTTACATCTGCGACACCACCGGGATCTGGACGCGCGATGGTTTATCCTGGTTTTCATCAACAGGCACCGAAATCGACCCGCCAGACAGCGTGACGTTTCACATCTGGACGGCATACAGCCCGTTTACCACCTGGGTACAGATCGTTAAAGACTGGCTAAAAACGAAAGGGGATACCGGAAAGCGTAAAACCTTCGTGAATACCACGCTGGGCGAAACATGGGAGCCTAAAATTGGTGAACGGCCTGACGCGGAGCTCATGGCCGAACGCAAAGAGTTTTTCGGGGCATCCGTACCGGATCGTGTTGCTTATCTGACAGCCGGGATTGACTCCCAGCTGGATCGATATGAAATGCGCGTCTGGGGATGGGGACCCGGAGAGGAAAGCTGGCTGATTGACCGGCAAATCATTATGGGCCGTCATGATGATGAAGCGACCCTCGTCAGGGTGGACGAGGCGATTAACAAAACCTACCCCCGAAAGAATGGCGTGGAAATGTCGGTATCCCGTATCTGCTGGGATATCGGCGGTATTGACCCCACCATTGTCTACAATCGCTCAAAAAAGCATGGTTTGTTTCGCGTGATCCCGATTAAAGGGGCTTCCGTTTACGGTAAGCCTGTCGCGAATATGCCGCGTAAACGCAACAAGAACGGCGTTTATCTGACGGAAGTGGGGACTGATACCGCAAAGGAGCAGATTTATAACCGCTTCACACTTCAGCCGGAAGGGAGTGAACCTCTTGCCGGTGCCGTGCATTTTCCCAATAACCCCGAAATTTACGATCTGGCTGAGGCACAGCAACTGACTGCTGAGGAGCAGGTTGAAAAATGGGTGGACGGGCGTAAGAAAATCGTCTGGGACAGCAAAAAGCGACGAAATGAAGCGCTGGACTGCTTCGTTTATGCGTTGGCGGCCCTGCGGATCAGTATTTCGCGATGGCAACTGAATCTTGATTCACTGCTCGCGAGCCTGCTGGAGGAAGAGGGGGGGCGGACCAATAACAAAACCCTGGCTGATTATGCCCGGGCATTATCTGGAGATGAATAATGGCGACACAGACTGATCTGGATGCCGCCCGTGCTGCGTTGCATGACCTCATGATGGGAAAGCGGGTGGCAACGGTGCAAAAAGACGGCCGGCGGGTTGAGTTCACTGCGACTTCAGTCAGTGACCTGAAGAAATACATTGCCGAACTTGAGTCACAGGTTGGCACCACTCCACGACGCCGGGGACCGGCAGGATTTTACGCATGAAAACACCTGCTTTGTTAGGACCGGACGGTAAAACCGCTCTGCGGGATTATGCCGGATATCATGGCGGTGCTGGTGGCTTTGGCGGTCAGCTCCGCGCCTGGAATCCACCGAGTGAAAGCGCAGATGCTGCGTTATTGCCTAATTTTTCCCGTGGTAACGCGCGCGCTGACGACCTGGTCCGCAATAATGGTTATGCGGCAAACGCGGTACAGCTCCATCAGGACCACATTGTCGGGTCATTTTTCCGGCTCAGTTATCGCCCCAGCTGGCGTTTTCTGGGCATTGGAGAGGAAGAGGCCCGGGCGTTCTCCCGTGAAGTTGAGGCGGCCTGGAAAGAATTTGCGGAGGACGATTGCTGCTGCATTGATGCGGAACGTAAGCGTACATTCACCATGATGATCCGCGAGGGTGTTTCCATGCATGCGTTTAACGGTGAGTTATGTGCACAGGCCACCTGGGACAGTGATTCCACGCGTCTTTTCCGCACACAGTTCAAAATGGTGAGCCCAAAACGCATCAGCAACCCCAATAACGCCGGAGACACGCGAAACTGCCGGGCAGGTGTCAGAACAAATGACAGTGGCGCCGCGCTGGGATATTACGTCAGCGAGGATGGCTATCCGGGCTGGATGGCGCAGAAGTGGACCTACATCCCGCGTGAACTGCCCGGCGGGCGGCCTTCCTTTATCCACGTGTTTGAACCCCTGGAAGATGGGCAGACACGCGGTGCCAACGTGTTTTACAGCGTCATGGAGCAAATGAAAATGCTCGATACGCTGCAGAATACGCAGCTCCAGAGCGCGATTGTCAAGGCGATGTATGCCGCCACGATTGAAAGTGAGCTGGATACGCAAACCGCGATGGACTTTATTCTCGGCTCAGACAGTAAAGAGCAGCAAAGCAAGATGACCGGCTGGCTGGGGGAGATGGCCTCGTACTATACCGCGGCGCCGGTTCGTCTCGGGGGCGCGAAGGTGCCGCATCTGATGCCGGGCGACTCCCTGAATCTTCAGTCAGCGCAGGACACTGACAACGGCTATTCGACGTTTGAACAATCTCTGCTGCGCTACATTGCTGCAGGGCTGGGGGTGTCGTATGAGCAACTCTCTCGCAACTATTCGCAGATGAGTTATTCCACCGCCCGCGCCAGTGCTAACGAGTCCTGGGCGTACTTTATGGGGCGTCGCAAATTTGTTGCCTCCCGCCAGGCCTGTCAGATGTTTTTATGCTGGCTGGAAGAGGCCATTGTTCGCCGCGTGGTGACATTACCGTCTAAAGCCCGGTTCAGTTTTCAGGAGGCGAGAAGCGCCTGGGGAAATGCTGACTGGATCGGCTCCGGGCGAATGGCCATTGACGGACTGAAGGAGGTGCAGGAGGCCGTCATGCTCATTGAGGCGGGGCTGAGTACCTATGAGAAGGAATGCGCCAAACGCGGGGAAGACTATCAGGAAATCTTTGCCCAGCAGGTTCGTGAAACGATGGAGCGCCGCGCTGCGGGACTTAAACCGCCAGCGTGGGCGGCTTCGGCCTTTGAGTCTGGACTGAAAAAATCGAATGAGGAGGGGACCGATGACGCCAGAGCTGCGTAATCTCCCGCACATTGCCAGTATGGCTTTCAATGAGCCGCTTTTACTTGAACCCGCCTATGCGCGGGTTTTCTTTTGCGCGCTCGCTGGTCAGTTAGGTATCACCCGTCTGACCGACACCGTGTCGGGCGTTACGCTTGGCGCAGAGCAGATGGCTGAACCGCTGGCACTCTTTGGTGATGATGAGGAAATGGGGCCAAAGCCGGCGCGAAGCTACCAGATCACTGATGGTATCGCAGTGCTGCCTGTTTCCGGGACGCTGGTCAGTAAAACCCGCTCACTCCAGCCGTATTCAGGGATGACGGGGTACAACGGCATCATCGCGCGCCTCCAGCAGGCCATCAGTGACCCGGGTGTAGACGGCATTCTTCTGGATATGGATACGCCAGGTGGAATGGTGGCGGGTGCTTTTGACTGTGCGGACATCATCGCCCGCATGCGGGATATCAAACCCATATGGGCGTTAGCCAACGATATGAACTGCAGCGCTGGCCAGCTGATTGCCAGTGCGGCATCGCGTCGGCTTGTGACGCAGACGGCCAGAACGGGATCCATCGGGGTCATGATGGCCCACAGCAATTATGGCGCCGCCCTTAAAACCAGCGGCGTTGAGGTCACGTTGATTTACAGCGGCGATCACAAGGTGGACGGGAACCCCTACGAGAAATTACCCAAAGAGGTGCGTGCAGATTTTCAGGCGCGTATAGACGCTACCCGGCAGATGTTCGCTGAAAAGGTGGCGGGTTATACCGGCATGTCGGTTCAGGCCGTTCTTGATACTGAAGCAGCTGTGTTTTCAGGCCAGGAATCAGTAGACAACGGCCTGGCAGAACAGCTGGTCAACAACATGGATGCGCTGAACGTTATGCGCGATGCAATTAACAAACGAACGATGATTTCCCGAGGAGGAAGCATGAAAGGTACTACTGCATCCGCAGATACCACTCAACCAGCAGCATCTGCTGACCAGACCGTGACCACCGTTGACGTGCCTGCTGCGGTCGTTACTGACCCTGCAGCGGGTGCAACTGTTGATATCAGCAGCCAGCTGGCAGCGGCGGTCGCAGCCGAAAACGGTCGCATTATGGGGATCCTGAACTGTGAAGAGGCGAAAGGGCGTGAATCACAGGCGCGCGCGCTGGCGGAAACGCCAGGGATGACGGTCGAAAGTGCCCAGCGGATCCTTGCCGCGGCTCCTCAGAGTGCCCAGGCGCGTACGGATACCGCGCTGGATCGTCTGATGGAAAACGCACCCGGCACCGTAACGGCAGGTAGCGCTTCTGCCGAAGCGGGTGACGATTTGTTAAATACGCCTGTTTAAGAGGTCAATATGTCTAAAACTGAACAATTTACGCACAATCAGCCGCTCGGGAACAGTGATCCGGCGCATACCGGTTTTGCACCTGGTGAACTGACGAAAGCAGTACCGGCGATGACGCCCCTGATGCTGGATGCCACTTCCGGCAAGCTGACCGTCTGGGATGGCCAGCATGCGGGGGCTGCCTGTGGCGTTCTGGCGGTGTCTGCCGACCAGAGCAGCACTGAGCTGGCATTCTATAAATCCGGCTCTTTCCGTATTGAAGATGTGCTCTGGCCGGATGCGGTGACGGATGAACACATCAAACGCAACGCATTCGCAGGTACAGCCATCAGTATCGTCTGACATCCGACTTAACACTAACCATCATCCACAGAAGCCGCCATCGCGGCTTTTTTTACGGGAAACATCTATGTCAATTTACACAACGGCCCAACTGCTGGCGGTCAATGAGAAGAAATTCAAGTTCGATCCGCTTTTCCTGCGTATTTTCTTCCGCGAAAGCTACCCTTTCAGCACCGAGAAGGTGTATCTGTCGCAAATCCCGGGCATGGTCAACATGGCGCTGTATGTCTCGCCTGTTATTTCCGGCAAGGTTATCCGCTCCCGCGGCGGCGCAACGTCAGAGTTTACGCCGGGTTACGTCAAGCCCAAGCACGAGGTAAACCCACAGATGACGCTGCGTCGCCTGCCGGATGAAGATCCGCAAAATCTGGCTGACCCGGCCTACCGCCGCCGTCGCATTATCCTGCAGAACATGAAGGATGAGGAGCTGGCGATTGCCCAGGTGGAAGAGAAACAGGCGGTGGCTGCTGTGCTCAACGGTAAATACACCATGACCGGCGAAGCGTTTGAACCGGTTGAGGTGGATATGGGACGCAGTGCCGGAAACAACATCATCCAGGCAGGCGCTGCGGCATGGAGCACCCGCGACAAAGAAACCTATGACCCTACTGACGATATTGAAACCTATGCGCTGAACGCCAGCGGCGTGGTCAATATTATCGTCTTTGATCCGAAGGGCTGGGCGTTGTTCCGTTCATTCAAAGCGGTAAAAGAGAAGCTCGACACCCGTCGCGGTTCTAACTCTGAACTGGAAACGGCCCTGAAGGATCTGGGTGAAGCGGTCTCCTATAAGGGAATGTATGGTGATGTGGCCATTGTCGTCTATTCCGGGCAATACATTGAAGACGACACCAAAAAGAACTACCTGCCGGATTTGAGCATGGTGCTGGGTAATACCCAGGCCCGCGGCTTGCGCACCTACGGCTGCATTCAGGATGTGGATGCCCAGCGTGAAGGCATTAACGCTTCCACGCGTTATCCGAAAAACTGGGTACAGACAGGCGATCCGGCGCGTGAGTTCACCATGATCCAGTCTGCACCACTGATGCTGCTGGCGGACCCGGATGCGTTCGTGTCTGTCAAACTCGCCTGATGTCCATTCTGTGGCCCTGCGGGGCCCTGTTCCGGAGTTGTTCTTATGACAGAAAAAGAAAAGTTGATTGCGCGGCTTAATGAGTTTGGCGCGCAGCTTGGTCGGGAAGTGAATACCAGTGGCACCATTCAGGAGCTCTCTATGCGCATTGCGGAGCTGGAGGAAGAACTGGATGACGGCACGGAGTCCGATAGTGTTGAAAATGGTGGCGTGAGTGATGGTATTGCATCCACCGGCGCCGCAGAACCCGTGCCGCCAGTGGATACTGTGTTAAGCGGTAGAACAGATGACGCGCTGATGGCCGTCGTAACGCTGGCCACGCTGCACATTGAGGCGCTGCACGCGACCCGCGATGAACGGGTATCTATTGTGGAGGCGGGGACCGTGATCCGCGTGACAGAAGCGGATGCGGACAGCCTGGTTGCACTCGGACTGGTCCGCGAGCACTAGCAGGGGGCTGTATGGCTGATTTCGATAACCTTTTTGATGCTGCAATAACACAGGCTGATGACACTATTCGGCAGGTTATGGGGACTTCGGCAACGGTAACGTCCGGCGCGATTTCTGGCGTCACGTTGAGTGGTGTTTTCGATGATCCGGAAAATATCGGTTACGCCACACCCGGCATCCGTGTCGAGGGGACCAGCCCGTCGCTGTTTGTGAAATCAGCAACGATTGGGCAGCTGGCGCGACTGGACACGCTGGATATTAACGGAAAGCCTTTCTGGGTTGATCGTATTGGTCCTGATGACTGTGGCTCCTGCCATATCTGGCTTGGTACGGGTTCTCCTCCCGCAGCGACCCGGCGCCGTTAAGGGGGAACTATGTCTTTAAAAGGGCTTGAACAGGCTATAGCAAACCTGAACAGCATCAGCAATACGGCGGTTCCGCGGGCCTCGGCGCAGGCTGTTAACCGTGTCGCCACCCGGGCAGTCAGCCGAAGCGTTGCCGTTGTTTCGAAAGATACGCGGGTGCCACGCAAGCTGGTAAAACAACGCGCGAGGATAAAACGCGCCACGGCGAAAAAGCCGATGGCAATGATCCGCGTGAACCGGGGCAACCTGCCCGCGATAAAGCTCGGTACCGCCAGCGTACGGTTATCCCGCAGAAAACGGGACAAAAAAGGGGCCAATAGTGTGTTGCGTATTGGCCCTTTTCGTTTCCCCGGGGCCTTTATTCAACAACTGGAAAATGGTCGCTGGCATGTGATGCGACGGACATCCAGACCCCGCTATCCGATCGAAGTGGTCAGCATTCCACTGGCAGCGCCACTGACGACCGCATTTAAAGATGAGCTGCCGAAGCTCATGGAATCGGATATGCCTAAAGAACTTCGGGCATCCCTTAAAAACCAACTCAGGCTGATTCTGAAACGATGAAACACACTGATATTAGAAAGGCGATTATTGATGCGCTGGAGAGCCATATTGGTAAAGACGCACTCTATTTTGACGGACGTCCAGCGGTACTGGAGGAGGGGGATTTTCCGGCGGTCGCTGTCTTCCTGACGGATGCCGGGTATACCGGCGAAGAACTGGATGCTGATACCTGGCAGGCCACGCTGCATATCGAAATCTTTTTACCGGCGCAGGTACCCGATTCCGATCTCGATGACTGGATGGAGTCACGTATTTATCCGGTGCTTGGCAATGTGCCAGGACTTTCCCTCCTGATCAATAACATGGTGCAGCAGGGATATGACTACCAGCGCGATGACGATCTTGGGCTCTGGAGTTCGGCTGATCTGAAATATTCCATTACTTACGAAATGTGAGGACGTAATGACTACACCAAACCCACTGGCGCCGGTAAAGGGTGCCACCACCACGCTCTGGATTTATTCCGGATCGGGTAACCCCTTCGCCAACCCATTATCGGATGTTGACTGGACGCGCCTGGCAAAGATTAAAGACCTGCAGCCCGGTGAACTGACTGCCGAATCAAACGACGACACCTATCTGGATGATGCGGATGCTGACTGGACGTCCACTTCACAGGGCCAGAAATCGGCGGGGGAGGCCAGTTTTACGCTGGCCTGGAAACCTGCCGAGAGCGGGCAGCAGGATCTGGTTCGCTGGTTTGATGACGGTACCGTGCTGGCGTACAAAATCAAATACCCGAATGGCGCCATCGATGTGTTCCGTGGCCGGGTAAGCAGCCTGGGTAAAACGGTGACGGCAAAAGACACCATTACCCGTTCTGTCAAAATCAGCAACAACGGCAAACCAGGTCTTGCTGAATACAGCGCTGCTGCAGTGATTGACGTAACCGGCGTCAGCCTGGATAAATCGACCACCACCGTTGCGGTTGCTGCCACCACCACGCTGAATGTCACCGTGGCGCCAGCCAGCGCAAGCGATCCATCTTTCCGGGCCACCACCACGGATGCAGGTAAAGCCACGGTGACTGTCGCTGGTACAGTGCTGACGGTAACCGGCATTGCCGCCGGAACCGCCGACATTATCGTGATGACCAACGACGGGCTTTTTGTCGCGACCTGTAAAGTCACCGTTTCCTGACTTCCGGGGCTGTGGCCCCGCTTTCTGGAGTAATGCATGTTTTTAAAAAGTGAACCGTTCGAACGTAACGGTAATACAGTCACGCTCTACGAACTGTCGGCGCTACAGCGTATTGAGCATCTTGAACACCTGAAGTCGCTGGAAAGTATCACTGATGCCGATATGCAGACGGCGATGGATATGACGATTAAATCCGGCGCACTGCTGGTGGCCATGTCTTTATGGCATGACCACCCCCTGAAAGGGACGCACAAAACGCCGAAAGAAGACGTTGAACAGATCCAGAATGAGGTGCTGATGACATGGCCACTGGAGATTATTTCCGCTGCAGAGTACAGCGTGAAGCTGCTGTCCGGCATGGTGCCGCTGCAGGAAGCGAATGATCCGGAGGATATCGCTGTGACTGAGCCGGTCAGTCTGGAAAAGTCCTCGCCAGCGAGCTGACATTCGTCCTGAAACTGGCGCGTGAATTTCGCCGCCCGGACTGGCGCGCCATGCTTGCTGGTATGTCGTCAACGGAATACGCCGACTGGCGAATGTTCTACCAGGACAATTTTTTTAATGATGTGCAACTGGATGCACATTTTTCCTCGCTGATGCATATCGTTATCACCGCGCTTGACCCCAAAACCACATCAACCCCTGCCAGCTTCAGCCTGCTTTCACCTTCAGCGGAGGATATTGCCGACGATGAACCCGGTGACGCTGTGCTGATGGCAAAGGCCGAGGGCATTTCAGGAGGTGTTCGCTATGGCCCAGACGGCAGTGGGTGACCTGGTCGTTAATCTTGATGTTAATTCGTCAAAGTTCAACGAGCAGATGGAGTACGTAAAAAGACAGTTTAAGCAGACGGGGGACGCAGCGAATGACTCTGCTCTGAAGGTGCAGCAGTCATTTACCCGCCAGGAGAGCGCGGCGAAGAAGGCCGGTATTTCTGTAGGCCAGTACAACGCCGCGATGCGTATGCTGCCTGCGCAGTTTACGGATATCGCCACCCAGCTTGCCGGTGGGCAGAGTCCGTGGCTTATCCTGCTGCAGCAGGGCGGTCAGGTGAAAGACTCCTTCGGAGGCATTATTCCGACCTTTCGGGCGCTGCTGGGCACCATATCGCCGGTGATGGTAGGTGTTGGCGCGCTGGCTGCCGCCACTGGCGCGGTGGTTTACGCCTGGTATCAGGGCTCGTCCACGCTGTCTGATTTCAACAAAACGCTGGTCCTGTCCGGTAACACTGCCGGGCTGACCTCAAACCGAATGCTAGTGCTGGCGAAATCCGGCGAGCAGGCGGGACTCACGTTTAACCAGACAAGCAGTGCGCTGACGGAGCTGATTAACGCCGGAGTGCGTGCCGGTGCCCGGTTCGATGAGATGAGCCAGGCGGTAGCGAAATTCACCGATGCGTCGGGTGTGCCGGTCGATAAGGTGGCGGCGGCATTCGGCAGACTGACGAACGATCCGACCTCTGGTCTGATTGCGATGGCGCAGCAGTTCCACAATGTCACAGCGGAACAGATTGCTTATGTGGCGCAGCTGCAGCGTGCCGGGGATGAAGCCGGGGCGCTGCAGGCGGCTAATGATGCGGCGACGAACGGTTTTCGTGAGCAGACAAAGAGCCTGCGCGACAATATGGGTTCGATTGAGTCTGCTGCCGACAGCCTGAAGCGTGCCTTTAAATCGATGTGGGATGCGGCGCTCGATATCGGGCGGCCTGACACCACCCAGGAGATGGTTGCCAAAGCTGAGGCGGCTTTTAAGCGGGCAGATGAAATCTGGAATCTGCGTAAAGGTGATGGTTATGTCAATGATGATGCGCGCGCCAGCTACTGGAACGATCGGGAATCTGCACGCCTTGCCCTGGAAATGGCGCAGCAGCAGGCCAGTGTGGCAAAGGCAACGGAGGATAACGCCGCCCGCGAAGCGGTGATTGAGTCTGACCGCCAGAAGTATGCTGCTCAGGCGCAGTCGAATTATGCAAAGACGCAGACTGCGCTGGAGAAGTACACGGCCCGTCAGAATGAACTGAATAAGGCGCTGAAGGACGGGCGGATCCTTCAGGCTGACTACAACATCAATCTGGAAGCTGCGAAAAAAGAATACGACGACTCGCTGAAGAAACCCAAAGTCCCTTCAGCGGTAAAAACACCTGCAGGCGTAAAAAGTGTCGATACTGCCAGCGCGCAGACGCTGGAGCTGGAGGCGCAGTTACGTACTCTGCAGGAGCATAAGAGCATCACTGATACCATCAGCCAGCAGCGGCAGGAACTGTGGAAACAGCAATCCCGCTTTTCGGTGCTGGAAGAGGCCGCCAAAAAGCGCGCGCTGACCGCCGATGAAAAATCGGTGCTGGCGAACAAAGACGAGGTACTGGCGCGGGCCGAAGTGAATGCCCGGCTGGGCGATCAGATTGTTGCCCAGGAGCGGTTAAACCGCCTGCAGGACAGCTCGCAGAAGTACGTTACCCAGATCGGGGAGAAGACCCGAGCGCTGGTGGCCGGTGGCAGCATGAGTAGCCGCGGCGCGCAGCGGCAAAACGAAGAGGCACAGCTGCGACAGGGCTGGATGAATGCCGGCGGCACGGATTCCGATCAGGGTTATCAGAACGAACTGGAAGCACTGAAGAAATATTATGCCGCACAGGACGAGCTCCGCGGCAACTGGCAGGCCGGGGCGAAATCCGCCTGGGCTGACTATGCCGATTCAGCGGCTGATGCCTATGGTTCGATGAAGTCTGCAGCTTCAGCCACATTCGATGGTATCAGCCAGAATATGGCCGATATGCTGACGACAGGGAAAGCAAACTGGGCAGATTTCACCCGTTCCACGTTGTCGATGCTGACGCAGATCCTGATGAAGCAGGCCATGACCGGCCTGGTCAGTTCTGCCACGTCAGCGCTGGGTTTTGCTGGTGGTGGTTATACCGGGTCCGGCGGCAAGTATGAGCCTGCAGGTGTGGTGCACCGTGGAGAGTTTGTCTTTACGCAGGAAGCCACCAACCGAATCGGTGTCGGCAACCTTTATCGCATGATGCGCGGCTATGCGACTGGTGGTCTGGTCGGGGGGAGTGGCGGTGGCGTTGCTTCTCCTTTTGGTGTCAGCGTGTATGCGCCGGTTTCGGTTACAACAGGCCAGGGGGATTCCGGTCAGCAGAAAGGAAACGGCGATGCGCTGGGGAAAGCCTATCAGCAGGTGATCAACAGTTCCATCAGGGAAGGTATCACCAGAGAAGTCCGACCCGGAGGCATTATCTGGAATGCAACAAAACAGAGGTAAGCAATGGCGATCGAGCATTTTGCGTGGCGGATTAAAGCATCCAGCCAGCCGACCCTGAAAAGTAAGGATACCGTCCGCACGGCACAGTTTGGTGATGGCTATAAGCAAGTATCAGGTGCCGGGCTGAATGATGAAACGCTCAGCTATGAGTTTTCATTTACCGGCGAACCGGGAACCGTCAAGGATATCTATGCTTTTCTGCGGCGCCATAAGACGAAATCATTTTCGTTTACCCCGCCAGGCGGTGATCTGGCGCTGTGGCGCGTTGAGGCAGACAGCCTGCAGCGCGTCACCAAAAGTAAAACGGTGGAAACCGTATCAGCCACCTTTGAACAGGCGTTTGCACCATGAGCTTAAACAGTGATTATCAGAAACTTGAGCCGGGCAATGTTGTCCGGCTTTTTGATGTCGATGGCACCGCATTTGGTGTTTCCGACGTTCTCCGCTTCCACGCCCACAATATTGCTCACACTCCCGATGAAATTGCCGCTGCTGGTGGAGATGAAAATAAGCTACCGGCGAAATCGATCTGGTGGCAGGGGCAGGAATATAAAGCCTGGCCCTGCCAGATCGAGGGTATTGAGACGGCGACCGACGGGACCAGCGCGCAGCCGACGCTGTCGGTCGCTAACCTGGACAGTTCCATTACGGCGCTGTGTCTTGCTTATGATGACCTGCTGCAGGCAAAGGTCACGATTCATGACACGCTGGCGCAATATCTGGATGCGAAAAACTATCCGGAGGGCAACCCGTCAGCGGATCCGCAGCAGGAAAAGCTGAAGGTGTTTTACATTGACGCCAAGAGCACTGAAACCAACGAGGTGGTGGCGTTTACGTTGTCGAGTCCAATGGACCTGCAGGGGTTGATGATCCCGACGCGCCAGCTACATTCGCTTTGTACTTGGTGTATCCGAAACAAATACCGCTCCGGTGATGGATGCGACTATGCCGGGACGCGTTATTTCGACAAGCACAATAATCCGGTTAACGATCCGTCGCTCGATGAATGCCCCGGTACACTCACTGCGTGCAAGTTGCGACATGGCGAGGGGAACGAGTTGCCGTTCGGTGGTTTCCCTGGCACATCCCTGATCAGGAGCTGATATGCGTCAGAAAATTATCGACGCCATTATGGCGCATGCTGCTGCTGAATATCCGCGTGAATGCTGCGGCGTAGTGGTGCAAAAAAGCAGGGTGCAGCGGTACATTCCCTGCCGTAATCTGGCAACCGATCCGACAGAGCATTTCCACCTGTCGCCGGAAGATTACGCCGCTGCCGAAGACTGGGGAACAGTGATTGCCATTGTCCACAGCCACCCGGATGCCACGACGCAGGCGAGCGAACTGGATAAGGCACAGTGTGACGCTACGTTACTTCCGTGGCACATCGTCAGCTGGCCGGAGGGGGATCTGCGTACCATTCAGCCGCGGGGCGAGCTGCCGCTACTGGAGCGCCCATTTGTGCTCGGTCACTTCGATTGCTGGGGGCTGGTGATGAGTTATTTCCGGCAAACGCATAGCATTGAGCTGACGGATTACCGCGTTGATTATCCCTGGTGGGAGGATAGTTACCCCGAAAATTTCTACCACGATTGCTGGTATGAATGCGGATTCCGAGAATTCAGCGGTGCGCCGCAGCCAGGTGATATGGTTATCATGCAGGTCCAGGCTAATAAGTGGAACCATGCAGGGATCCTGCTGGAAGGTAACATGTTACTCCACCATCTTTATGGTCATTTGAGTCAGCGTGTGCCGTATGGGGGATACTGGCAGGAAAGAACGACAAAGGTTCTACGGTATAAGGATCTTTTATAAGCCCACATAAGGTGGGCTTTTACTGTGAATCTATTTCTTAGGAATCTCAACCATGAATCCGTTCACATCCCAGCTTGACTCCCAAATGTTGTAACCCAGGCTTTTTAGGCGGGAGAATGTAGACTTAAACACAGCTTCAAAATCATCATCGCTCAAGCCTTCAAGGTCTAAGTCGCTAAGGCTGATATGGAATGTAGTGTGCCCAATACGGATCTTCTCGTTAATGACGGAAAATGTCCGTTTGAAAATTATCCCTGACAGTTCATCCTTTGCGCGACTTACGATAAGTAGGGCTTCTTCAGCTGAAACTAATTCATCTACCGGCATTTCGCTTAAGAAACTGGCATCAAGACGCTGAACAATTTCTGCATTCATGGAGCGATTATTAGACTTAGCTGCTTCCTCAATTTTTTCTTTCAATTCAATAGGAAGCCTGATTCTAAGCTGTGGATCTTCTCTGCTCATTTGCTGGCTTGACCTCTAAAAATTCACAATTTGTAAATTATGCCCCACGGTGGGGTTGACTTCAATGACGCACGGTGTGACACTTTTAGCGCCCCACGGTGGGGCTTAAGGAGATGAAATGCAAAAAGCGAAAGATATGTACCAGCGCAAAATTCGCATTCCGGAGGATGTTCGCGAGGCGATTGAAAGGAATGGCGGGGAAGAATGTCGTCAGTTCAATACCGAACTGATTTACCAACTGAGAAAGGCATATGGTTTGACAGGTGAAAAAAGTGCTCAGGCTTAAAAACAGTGAAGCCCCAACTAATTGCGATAGCCGGGGCTTCTTATCGAACAAATCCCGCGAAGGAAATATCGACATGAATAGTGTAACCAAAACAGAGCTTAACTTCCAAGGCGTATCTTTTCAGACTATCTCCGATATCGATGGAATTTGGTTGAGCGCAAATCAGATCGGTTTTGCTCTTCAGTATGCAGACGATAAGGCTGTACAGCGCATACATGCTAGGCATTGTGATGAATTTACAGAAAAAATGACAAGGGTGGTCAGGTTGACCACCCCTGGTGGGAATCAGGAAACTCGGGTTTTTTCTCTACGTGGCGCACACATGGTCGCTATGTTTGCCAGAACTCCAGTTGCTAAAGAATTCCGACGCTGGGTTTTAGACATTCTGGATCGTGAGGTTTCTATAAACATTCCAGCAACAAAGATGCTCAGCAATCGTGAAATCCACGCCCACAATGCAAACGCAATGTTCGATTATTTCGAGGTTATGTGTGAAGCATGGTTTAACCAGATAGAACCAGCTTTGAGGGCAATAGAGTCACCTTTGGCTGGTCGCCTTCATGATCGTTTTAATGATGGGGCGGCATTCATATATATGATTAAGGAATATGCTGATCAACAACTACAACAGGGAGAACGACCGAGGATTTATTGAATTTGCTTAAATGCAAAAAGAAAAGCCGATAGTTCGAGCTATCGGCTATCCATGAAACCGTCATAAGGACCACTTAATGACTTCATTAAATTTAGCATCAAAGGGTAGCGTTGTCACCGAGAAAACCATTGACAGTCAGTACCTGCTGGAGATGGTGAATGCCGCGCGAAAGCAGTGCGGTGAGCCGGTTGTCCGAAATAACAAGTTCATTGAGAAAGTTGTCGATGAGCTTGATGGTGAGACCTACACAAAAAGTGTAGGTCGTAAAAATGGTCAAGACATTGAAGTAATTACAATGTCTATCAAGCAAGCCCTCCGCGTAGCAGCTCGTGAATCGAAAGCAGTTCGACGTTCTCTAGTTGATAAGTTGGAAGATATGCAGGCTATCCAGATTTCAGCGCAAAATAGCTCGGGTCTTCCTGAATATCGACGTGCAAAGGCGGAGCAGTTGAAAGCGCTGGCGCTGGAGAAAAATATCGCCTCAGCTCGTGAGTTGATGTCAATGTTCCCAAGACTTGGTGAATCAGCAAACCAGGTGATCGTTGCAACGCTTGTTAATCCACTGCTTGGGCACGAGGTCATGCCTTTGCCGTTGATTGATGAACACTACGCTACCGCTGGAGAAGTTGCTGCTGAGATCGGCTGTTCTGCCAATAAGGTTGGTCGCTTGGCTAACAAGCACAATCTGAAAACAGAGCAATACGGTAAATTCTTCCTCGACAAGTCGAAACATTCCGATAAACAGGTTGAGGCGTTTCGCTATAACTCTGAAGGCATCAAGGCATTACGACATTTGCTCCAAGGGGCTAGTGTGGCCTGATCAGGCTACAGTTCAAGTATTCATCGTATTACTCACAACCCGCTTAACTGCGGGTTTTGTCGCTGTCTTTTCCCTGTTACCATTTTAGCAAATTGACTCAAAGGGATAGGAATATGAAGAGAGGAATAATTCTACTTGCAGTTTTGATGGTTGGTTGCGCCACTAAGCCGGTAACAAATGAGCAGGCAAAAGATGTTCCCGTCAAACAAATTATCGACAATACGATGTTGGTTAAAAATGATGGGACAGGGAAGGTGATCATCAAGAGGGATTCTGGATTTATGGGTAGCGCATGTTTGACTCGTGTCTATGTTGATGGGAAAGAAGTTGCGGACTTAGATACAGCTGAAAAGGTAACGGTTTACCCTAAATTAGGTGACCATATCTTTAGCGCATGGCCCAAAGGTGTATGTGGTGGTGGTATGAGTGAACAGTCAGGCAAGGTAACTGAAAGTGCCACGCTCATGTACCGAATTGGTTATGGAACAAATGGCGACTTTGGCATTCATCCAACGGCGTTCTGACCAAATTAATATTCTTCAAAACCTCGCTACGGCGGGGTTTTTTGCTTTTAGAGGTTCAAATGACTGAAGTAATGACTCGTATCGAACTCGGTGGAGATCTGGGGAAAATTTATGGTAAGACCCATCATCGACTGATTAGCAATGTGCAGGAGGCTGGTGTTGCTCTTTCCGCTACCATAGATGGTTTTCGGAAATATATGATCTCCAGTAAACGACGTGGGCTTACTTACGCCATATTTAAAGGGAAAAAAAACATTGGTGAGGGTGACCTTGGTTATCCTGTTACAGGAGAGGTTATACGGATAGTTCCTGTAATTATTGGGAGTAAAAAAGCAGGGTTATTACAAACTATTCTTGGGGCTGCTTTGGTCGTTGTTGGGGTTGTAACACAGCAGTATTACGTGGCTACAGCAGGCATTTCTTTGGCTGCTGGTGGAGTTGTTCAAATGCTCTCACCACAACCATCAGGTCTTGCCAGTAAACAAAGTGCAGATAACCGCGCTTCGTATGCTTTCGGCGGGGTAACTAATACAGCGGCGCAGGGATATCCCGTCCCCCTAGGGTATGGTAAGCGTCGAATTGGTGGGGCGATTATTTCTGCTGGGATATACGTCGAAGATCAGCAGTAAGAAAAAATTCTTTTCTCAGGCTACCTCAGGGTGGCTTTTTTTATGGGCGCGATATGGCTTTAGCAACCACGATTAAAGGCCGCAAGGGCGGCAGTTCCAGTTCCCGAACCCCAACCGAACAGCCAGATGATCTGCAGTCGGTAGCGAAGGCAAAAATACTCGTAGCGCTGGGAGAAGGTGAGTTCGCAGGCCAGTTGACTGGCAAGGATATTTATCTGGATGGTACCGCGCTTGAGAATGCGGATGGCTCGCAGAATTTCAGTGGCGTAGTGTGGGAGTTCCGTTCAGGGACGCAGGCGCAGAATTACATTCAGGGTATCCCCGGTACTGAAAATGAGATCAATGTTGGCTCTGAGGTTTTAAGTGCAACAGCATGGACACGTACCTTTACCAATTCCCAGCTTTCAGCCGTTCGTCTGCGCCTGACATGGCCATCGTTATTTAAGCAGGAAGATAACGGCGATCTGGTTGGGTATTCGATCAATTATGCGATAGACCTGCAGACCGATGGTGGTACGTGGCAAACCGTTCTGAATACCAGCGTAACCGGGAAAACCACCTCAGGCTACGAACGCAGCCACCGTATTGATTTACCACAGGCTGGCAGCACCTGGACAATTCGGTTACGCAAGATTACCGCTGACGCAAACAGCGCGAAGATCGGTGACAAAATGACGCTGCAGAGCTTCACGGAAGTGATTGACGCCAAATTACGTTATCCGAATACCGCTCTGCTTTACATCGAGTTCGACTCAAGCCAGTTCAATGGCTCTATCCCGCAGATTTCCTGCGAGCCAAAAATGCGCGTGATCCGTGTGCCGGATAATTACGACCCTGAAACGAGGGCTTACAGCGGTACATGGCAGGGGGCATTTAAATGGGCATGGACCGATAACCCGGCGTGGATTTTTTACGATCTGGTGGTGTCAGACCGCTTTGGTCTTGGTCACCGGCTCACTGCGGCGAACATCGATAAGTGGACGCTTTATCAGGTCGCCCAGTATTGCGATCAGCCAGTCCCGGACGGTAAAGGTGGCAGTGGTACCGAACCACGTTATACCTGCAACGTGTACATTCAGGACCGGAACGACGCCTACACAGTCCTGCGTGATTTTGCGGCTATCTTCCGTGGCATGACCTACTGGGGCGGGGATCAGATTGTGGCCCTGGCTGACATGCCGCGCGATGTTGATTACAGCTACACGCGCGCTAACGTTGTTGGCGGTCGCTTCACCTATTCGAGCAGCACCACGAAAAGCCGCTACACCACAGCACTAGTTTCATGGTCAGATCCCGGTAACGCCTACGCAGACGCGATGGAGCCGGTATTTGAGCAGGCGCTGGTGGCGCGGTACGGATTTAATCAGCTGGAAATGACAGCCATCGGCTGTACTAGGCAGTCTGAAGCAAACCGAAAAGGCCGCTGGGGCATCCTCACCAACAACAAGGATCGCGTTGTTTCGTTCGATGTCGGTCTGGACGGAAACATTCCGCAGCCGGGCTACATCATAGCTGTGGCAGACGAGCTGCTTTCCGGAAAGGTGATGGGCGGCCGCATCAGCGAAGTTAATGGCCGTGTTATCACACTGGATCGGGAGCCTGACGCCACCGCCGGGAATCGCCTCATCCTCAACCTGCCATCTGGCGCCGCGCAGAGCCGAACCATTCAGTCTGTCAGCGGTAGGAAGGTAACTGTCACCACAGCCTATAGCGAGACTCCGCAACCGGAATCGGTCTGGGTGGTGGAGTCGAGCGAGCTCTACGCGCAGCAATACCGCGTCGTCAGCGTGGCCGACAATAACGATGGTACGTTTTCCATTGCAGCAGCCTGGCACGACCCGGATAAATACGCGCGTATTGATACCGGAGCTGTCATTGACCAGCGTCCTGTAAGCGTCATTCCTCCAGGCAATCAGTCACCGCCGGCTAATATAGTGATCAGCTCCTTCTCCGTGGTGCAGCAGAACATAAGCGTTGAAACGATGCGTGTGAGCTGGGACCAGGCGCAGAACGCCATCGCTTATGAGGCTCAGTGGCGCCGCAACGACGGAAACTGGGTTAACGTGCCTCGCAGCTCCACCACGTCCTTCGATGTGCCGGGGATATATTCGGGCCGCTACCTGGTCCGGGTGCGTGCCATCAACGCTGCCGAAATCTCCTCCGGGTGGGGATATTCCGAAGAGAAAACGCTGACGGGTAAGGTGGGAAATCCGCCGAAACCTGTCGGCTTTGCGACAACGCCGATCAACTGGGGGATTCGCCTGAACTGGGGATTCCCGGCTAATACCGGGGACACACTGAAAACGGAAATTCAGTACACCGCGAACAGTGATTTCTCCAATCCTCTTTTGCTGTCGGATGTGCCTTATCCGTCTGCCGAATACACTCAATTGGGGCTGAAGGCTGGGCAGGAATTCTGGTACCGCGCACAGTTGGTAGACAGAACGGGTAATGAATCCGGCTGGACCGACTGGATTCGTGGTGAATCCAACGCGAATGCTGACGACTACCTGGGCGATATTGCCGATGATTTTCTGACTTCTGCAGACGGTGACCGCCTAACAGGCGACATTGATACCAACCTGGAAGCCGCGTTGCAGAATGCGCTGGCCAACCATGGAACGGTGGAACACCAGTGGGCGCAGTACGGCGAAGTGCGCGCGGATATTCTGGTGGTTAAAACGACCATTGCGCAGGTAGATAAGGCTATGGCTGAAATGTCCACGCAGGTGCAGGCGCAGTTCAATGATGTGACTGCTGCACTGGAAGATAAGCTCACTGCCGTGGTTGATGCTACAGGGGCATCTGCAATTTACACCCTCAAAACCGGAGTCCGGATTAACGGTGTGATGTATAACGCCGGAATGTCAATTGCGGTGCTGGCGGAGGCGGGCAAGCCAGTAGTCACTCGTGTCGGGTTTAACGCCAATCAGTTCGTCCTGATGAGTGGCAGCGGTGATACGCAGTATTCACCTTTTGCGGTGGTGAATGGTCAGGTGTTTATCAGCGATGCGTTTATTCAGGATGGCAGTATTACCAATACAAAAATTGGTAATTACATACGCTCGAATAATTACCAGGCAGGATTGACCGGCTGGAATATTGATAAAACTGGACAGGCTGAATTTAACGATGTCACCGTACGCGGAACTGTATATGCAACCGGCGGATCGTTCACTGGCGATATTCATGCTAAAGACGGGGAATTCTCTGGCACCGTATCAGCCCAGAAATTTGTGGGCGATATTGTTGCCCTATACACATATAACGATTATCCCGGATTGACCGCACCAATTAACACCAAAACGTTCACATATAAAGACAGTTCCAGTTTAGGGCTACAAAAAACAATATTGTTCCAGGTTGGATGTCAGGTGAGGAGTCTTACATCAACAGCAACTTCGGCAACGATTATTATCAGCATTAACGGAAACGAAAAAAGATACACGTTTTCAACATCAAGCGGTGGTTCCAGTAGCGGCAGCACCGTCCCGTTCGTTGTTACGCACTCCATTGTTACGACGGCGGATATCGTATCAATCACACTCCGTGAAGAGGCGACTGGTAGTTACCAGCATTCACTTTATAGCCCCACAATAATGGTTGGACGTTCCTCTGGGAATTTCTCCGGTGGCTAATTGCACACACCGTACGACAGCTAAATAACAATTGTAACGCGAGGTCTCAATGAGCGCAGGAACACTCACCCTGACGAATAACTCTGCTGCTGTTTTCGGCAGCGGAACCGCATTTACCACAGAACTGGTAGCCGGTGACTTTATTGTCGCTACTGTTGGCGGCATTCCTTACACCCTCCCGGTTAAGACCGTTAACAGCAACACATCAGCAACGCTGGTGAGTAATTTCACTGGGCCAACGCAGTCAGGTGCAGCCTGGTCTGCCGTCCCGCGTGTAGCTCTTAATATGGTTACCGCCGCGCTGGTGGCTCAGAGCACTGAAGCGCTGCGCGGACTGAATTACGACAAACAGAACTGGCAGCAGCTTTTTTCTGGTACCGGGGATGTGACAGTAAAACTTCCCGATGGCAGTTCTTTTACCGGACCTGCATGGGGAGGTATTACCACGACACTGAGTAATATTTCTCAGGCTCTGCAAGGGAAAGCCGGGAGCGGAGAAAACTCCGATATAACCAGCATAACGGGGCTAACCACGCCGCTTAGCCTGAAGCAGGGGGGAAGTGGCTCAAATAACGCTGCCGGAGCGCGAGTAAATATACAGGCAGCAAGCATCTGGAACTCTTTGTCTTCAAATATTATTGACAAGAATATCAGTGGAGCACAGTACGCCCCTCGCTGCGGCTATTGGCAGGCAGCGGGTAATACCTGGACGCCTAAACCTTATGGCGGTCTGTTAAGCCTGAATAACTCAGGAAATGAATTAAATAATTTTACGCTCGGGCAAGTAAATCGCTGGATATTTATTGCTGATACCAATGAGATTTACCTGCGAACGACATCCAGCACTGAAAACGGAATAGTAGATACTCCCTGGATTAAACAGTGGGGCGCATCCAACACCACTATTGATGCCAACGGCGCTCTGAAACCGGCATCTCCGATTGTTAAAATATTTGGTAACGGGTCCGTGGAACTCAATGACGAGTCAGAAGGCGTTACTGTAAAACGCGTGTCAACCGGCGTGTATTTACTATCTGGTGTTGTTGGGCTTAATGCCGATCCGCTCTGGGGCGGGATTGATGGTGGGGTAGTGATACCGACAGATATCAATAACCAGCCGCTGGTCTGGGCTGATTTCTGTGTGGAGCCAGACGGCGATATAGTGCTGAAAACGTATCACCGGACCCACCCCGGCGCGCCGGAATTCGCGCGAAACCTGATTGGTAATAAAAATGACGACGGTTCGTTTACTGAAACAGTGAAGGATGGCGAGCCGGTTGATATTCCTGCTGGCCGGTGGGTTGATGTGCGCGTTCAGATGCCGGAGGACAGTCTCTGGAATCAGAAGCAACTGGCAATAAGGAAGTCCATGGAAAAAGCTGAGCAGGAGCACCAGCAAAAGCAGCAGGATATTCAGTCGTAAAAGTTACAGCTGCCGCAACCACGCCGTATGCAAGAGCATGATTGCGGCCGACTGGCGAACGTTCGATAGTGCGAGTATTGAATGATTGCCAGTCACCGCGGATTGTACTTAAGCAATATGACGGTTCAAGGCGTTTAATCTGAAACCAGCCACATATCAGCCTCTTCAAACATTTCCTGAACAGTTCGGCTTATCTGTTCCTTCTCATGCTTGCTGGCGTCAGTGTTGATCGCCGGCAGTGTTATCATCGATTTAACCCGGACATCAGCATCGGGGAAAATCCTGTGAACCCTTTTAGTCAACTCGCCCAGAATGATATCTTTTGCACCGGGCAGACCATCAAAATTCCTTTTGTCATAAATGAGTTCCACGAACATTGCTCATTGCTCCTTTACTGGATGTATATACAGTGTTTATACTGTGTTTTTATCCGGTATTCAAGAGAGGGCGTAAACATGGGCTTTCCTTCACCAGCTACCGACTATATAGAGCAGCGGGTTACGCCAGCCAGTGTCTGCATGACTCCCGACAGTCGCATCCTCGAGACGTCGGCGGGTTATGCGATCATCGTCCCGGTCACGCGCCCACAGCAGGGTGATGCGCTGTTGATTCTGTCCGGAGGTCGGACGCAGTTTGCGAAGCTTAGGGGGAAAGCGTTAATCACGGATGACGGCGAAGCGATCGAAGGTGATGCAGCTGAAGAGGCTGAGGTTATGAGGCGGGTGACGCACTTTATCAACAGCACTGATGCTGCGATATCTCTTGAGGCGGCATTGGCGCAGTTTTGA